AATTAATAGCACAAATCACCACTGAAATTATGGCGGCTACAGGGGAAAATGAAGATCCTTTGGTTGAACTACGTCGCCAAGAGCTGCGTATTAAGGAAGCTGATTTATACCGCAAGGCACAGGATGATGAAGAACGGTTAAAATTGGATCAGAAGGAAAATACAGATCGCAATAAAATAGCACGAGAGAAAATTGATTCTCAGGAAGACATAGCTGAAATGCGAGGTCAGATTGCAGCAGCTAAATTAGACGCCGATGAAGATAAGACTGAAATGCAGGGCCGTCTTGCGGTTGCAAAATTAAAACAGGATAGAGCACGAGCTAATTAATGCCCTTCAAGTCAGAAAAACAACGGCGATATTTAGCCGCCAAGAAACCAAAGGTTTTCAAGAAGTGGGCAAAGAAGTATGGTGGTAAAATCCAACCAAAAAAGAAAACCACAAAACGAGTAAAAAAGCGATAATTATGGACGATATTTCATACGCCACTTCTAAAATTGTAAGACTTATTCGTGAACGCCTTGATGAACTACAAGAGGGCATGATGGCGGGTAGTTTTACCAATTATGAAGATTATCGTTCTGCAGTGGGGGAAGTGCGGGGATTAACCTTTATTGAACAGTATATTGTGGAACTTAGGAGTAAGGCAGGAGACTATGATGAAGACTGAAGGAAAACAAAATTTAGAAGCTCAAGGCAGTTTAGCGTTAGCGTATACTTCGGAAGAAAACCGTGTATTGGATCCAGAGTTGCTTGATAAAACAGCCATGGAGCGTTTGCCGACCCCCACAGGATACCGTGTTTTGGTTATGCCGTATAAAGGGAAAGCAAAAACGGAAGGTGGTATCATCTTAACCGATGAAACAAGAGACCGAAATGCCCTCGCCACGGTGGTCTGTTATGTTTTAAAACTTGGTCCTGATTGTTATGCAGATTCAGATAAATATTCACAACCCTATTGCAAAGAAAAAGATTGGGTGGTAATTGGTAGGTATGCGGGAGGTCGGTTTAAAATCGAAGGAGCTGAATTGAGACTTTTAAATGATGACGAAATTTTGGCCACGATTCTCGACCCCGATGACATTGCTCATGTTTAGAAAGTGAGGGAAAATGAGTAGTATTGACACAGAACAGAATACTCAGTCACAAGTTGACTCACAAGAAGACGAGGGAGATGTGGATGTCATTCTTGATGAGGAAAACGTATTATCTTCGGATGGATCTAATATCGATGCTGGCGACGATAGACCTGTGGCAGCGAGCGATAGTTCGGAGCATGAGGACTATAGCGAAAAAGTTAAAAAACGCATTGATAAACTTACCAACCGATATCACGAGGCTGAAAGACGAGAAACTGCGGCGTTAGATTACGCCCGAGGACTGCAGGAAACAAATAAAGATCTTAGTAGCCGAATAAATAACCTTGATAAAGGTTATCGCAGCGAATTCAGCACACGTATTGACAGTCAAATAACAGAAGCCAAAGCCAGATATAAGGAAGCTTATGATTCTGGTGATGTTGATGCGTTAGTGGAAACGCAAGAGTCATTAGCAACACTTGCGGCTCAAAAAGAGCGAGTTTCGTGGGCGGCGCAGTTGCAAAAAGCGCAACAAGCGCAACAACAACAGAAACAAGAAAATGCCCCTGCGGCTACTCCTCAAGCAGCAGAGCCTCCTATTGTTGCACAAAAAGATCCAAAAGCTGAGGATTGGTTTGAAAATAATTCTTGGTTTGGTGAAGATGAAGCCATGACCTATGCGGCTTTAGGTTTTCACCGTACCCTAACTGAANCAGAAGGGTACAAAGGAACTGAAGAAGCTTATTATGCTGAAGTTGACCGCCGTATGAAGGATGCGTTCCCCCATAAATTTAATGGGACTCGTCAACCCAGTGAAAACCGCCCCGCTCAGTCGGTTGCTCCTGCTACCAGGAAGCAAAAATCTGGGCGCTCAACCAGTGTGCGTCTTACTAGCAGTGAACGAGATATCGCTAAACGTCTCGGGATAAGCGAGAAACAGTACGCTGCGCAAAAACTTAAACTTGAAGAACAGCGAGTTTAGGAGGTATATTGATGGTTGATAAAACCCCCAGAAGTGAAGATACCCGTGTTAAGAAGGAAAAACCTAAATTCTACAAGCCGCCATCTGCATTAGATGCGCCCCCACCGCCCGAAGGATTTAGACATCGGTGGATTCGTTCTGAATTTGTGGGTGCTGATGATCGGAAAAATGTTTCTGGTCGCCTAAACAATGGTTATGATTTAGTGCGAGCAGACGAATATCCGGGGTGGAACACTACCGTTGTTGAGGAAGGCAAATATGCTGGAGTCATTGGGGTAGGTGGTTTGTTGCTCGCACGAGTTCCAGAGGAACTTGCGGTCAGTCGTGAAACTTACTTTGAGGATGAAACTCAAGGTCAGATGGACGCGGTTGATAATGATCTGATGAGGGAACAACATCCATCGATGCCGATTAGTAAGGAACGGCATTCGAACGTCACTTTTGGTGGCCGTAATAATGAATAAATTATGGACATCAAATCTTTTAACCTTCTGATCGAGGAGATTTCCAGCAATGGCAAACGTTGATGGAGCTTTTGGGCTTAGGCCCGTTCGTCAGTTGGGGAGTATGCCGTTTAACAACGCAACTAATGAATATCGAATTGCCTCGGGTGCTACGGGACCAATCTTTCAAGGGTCTGTGGTAATTATGGCTACCAGTGGTTCGGTTATCATCGGCACTGCTACTGCCACTGATTCATTGGGCGTGTTTAACGGTTGTTTTTATACTGACCCAACAACGTCTAAACCAACGTGGAGTAACACTTATCCAGGTAGCATTGCTGCCTCGGATATTGTTGCCTTCATTTATGATGATCCAGATATGACTTTTGAAATTCAGTGTGCTGGTACACTTGCAATTACAGATATTGGCGGAAACGCTGATACAGCAGGTGTTAGTGGTAGTACAATCACTGGTCAGTCGACTACTGAACTTGCGGCTAGTGCTGGATCCGGTACCGCGCAGATGCGTATTGTGGGCTTGAGTAAAGATCCAGACAATAGCGATGTCAGTTCGGCAAACGCTAATTGGTATGTGTTCTTTAACGAGCATGCCTACAAAACGACTACTGGAACATAGGGGGACTAAACTATGGCTATTAGTCGTGCACAATTAGTCAAGGAACTAGAGCCAGGGCTACATGCCCTGTTCGGCCTTGAATACGATCGCTATGACCAAGAACATCGCGAAATCTTCGATATCGAAACTTCAGATAAGGCTTTCGAAGAAGAAGTGATGCTCTCGGGGTTTGGTGCGGCGCAAACCAAAGCTGAAGGGTCTGCTGTGGCGTTTGACACGGCGCAGGAAACCTTTACGGCGAGGTATACGCATGAAACCATTGCGTTGGCGTTTTCTATCACGGAAGAGGCGGTAGAAGATAATCTCTATGACCGTCTTTCTACGCGGTATACGAAGGCTCTCGCACGTAGCATGGCTCATACGAAACAGGTTAAGGGTGCTAATACTCTTAACAATGCGTTTTCTTCCAGCTTTACTGGTGGTGACGGCCAACCTCTTTTGGATACGGCCCATCCAACGGTAAGCGCGGGAACGCTCGCAAATGAGCCAACCACCGCTGCAGATCTGAACGAGACTAGTCTTGAAGATGCGATGATTAACATCTCAACTAACTTCAAAGACGAGCGTGGTCTCAAGACTGCTATCATGGGTCGGAAATTGATTATTCCGCCACAGCTTCAATTCGTAGCGGAGCGCCTTTTGGCAACTCCGTATCGGGTAGGAACGGCGGATAACGACGTCAATGCTTTGCGTAGCATGGGTATGCTGCCAGAGGGTTATGCCGTTAATCATTTCCTTACGGACACGGATGCATGGTTCGTTAAAACCGATGCACCCAACGGCCTGAAGATGTTTGAGCGCGCAGCGTTGCGTAACAACATGGAAGGTGACTTTGACACCGGAAACGTTCGTTACAAATCACGTGAGCGTTACAGCTTCGGTTGGTCTGACTGGCGGGGCCTTTACGGTTCTCCAGGAGCGTAGTATATGTGGGGGAGGGGAAACCCTCCCCCATTTTTCTGGGACTCATAGCCCTAGCGACTGGCCCAGCAGACGCTTACTAAGACTCTAGGGCAAAAACCTTTGTAAGGAGGTAGCCACATGGCTAACACAACTTTCTCTGGTCCGGTTCGTTCGGAAAACGGCTTTGTTATAGCCAACAAAAATACGACCACGGGCAATGTAACCGATTCTTCCCTTCATTCTTCTGCAAACAAAGATATTCGGCGCTATTATCTCCAAGAGTATTGGAAGCGGCGTCCTGCACTTAATGCAGTTTTGAATACGGCCTTTTCTGATGCAGACGCTACGGCGGCTGCAAACACGGCTATTCGTCTTGCTGAAAAAGTTGCCAACAAGGACTTTGAGGTTCTTGGCACGAGCATGACAACTGCTTTGTGCACGTTTGATACCACACGAGCCGGTATTATCATCACTACTGCTGGAACGGATCAAAATCAGGCCATTATAGCCCCTCATCTTGATACCAATCAAACATCTTGGCAGACTGTTCCCTGGGGTACTGAAAACTCAGTTATTTGGGAATGTGTTGTTACTACGGCAGCGTCTATTGCCGACATTAAACTTTGGCAAGGCTTAAAGTTAACCAATGATCAATTGATTGCTACTGACGCTGATCAGGCGTTCTTTAAGTTTCAAACAGACGCTACTAATAGTGAAGCTTTTACGGACTTCACTTTATTGCACTTTGTACACAGCATTGGCGGTACTGATTATATCAGTGCGTTGCCTATTACTGTAGCGGCGGATACCCAGTATCATCTGAAAATTGATATTAATAGCAGCAGACAAGCTGCCATATATGTCAATGGTGTTCAGTACAACGTCACGACAACTTCGGGGAGTACAGGTGGAACTGCCGTAACTACCGGAACCGCTAGAACCGCAGCCTTAACCAATGATGTTGATCTTATTCCGTATATTGGTGTGGAAACGGGTGCTGGATCAGCTAAAGCTTTGAAAGTACATTCGCAAGCCATTAGTCGGCTTATCTCTGAATAAGTCCATACCTGATGCGAACAAACGGTAAGGATGAGTCTATAATCCCTGATCTTTCAGGGAAGCGCGTGGCTATTGTCGCAATGGGCAATAGCCACGCCGAATTTACCAAATCCTCTGCATCTAACGGTGATTCCTCTATTTTTGCAGATGAGGTATGGGCCGTGAATTCTATGGGCGGTGTTATATATCATGATAGAGTCTTCATGCTTGACCCGCCTTCACGATTTTTAGATACCGAAGATGCAGGTTCTATGACTCCTGGAATGCGTAAATGGCTCCCGACTCATTCGGGGCCTATTTACACTTGCGTTTTAGATGATAGGGTTCCCGGGGCTGTTCTTTATCCTCTGCAGGAAGTATGTAGTACTCTTAAAACTTCATACCTGAATAACACTGTCGCTTTTGCTATAGCTTTTGCCATATGCGCAAAACCTGAAAGTATAATGATGTATGGTGCTGATTTTGGGTATGTGCATTTAAGACAGTTTGCTGAAGAAGGGCGCGCTTGTTGTGAGTATTTATTGTCTAAGGCCGAGGAGCGTGGTATCAATGTTGAGGTTGCAATGACAACTACAATGTTTGATGCTAATAAACCTGCAACAGAAAGATTCTATGGGTACCATAGACTAGAAGATCCGCCTGTTGTAATACGGGGTAAAGATAATCCAATGATCATTTTACC